CCCAGATTGCGATTGTGAAGTAATTAGAATTAAATAGTAACTAAATAATAATAATTAAATAACAATCATATTACTATCTATTAATAATTAAATAGTAATAATATTAATAGTTATTACTGGGGTGTAATTGTTGAAATGTGTGCAATGGAAACAGGACACACTAATCAAGAAATACACGAACATTTTAAACGAATGTTTTTGTATGAAAAGAATTTAATTAATAATGAGTGGGTAGAAGAGATAGGTAGCACAACAGCTCTTACTAATAAAGAAATGTCTTTATATGTAGAAGCTTGTAGAATGTGGGCAGCAGCCGAACTATCTATCAATGTACCAGATCCAATAGAAAAATAAAATGACTAAAGAAAAACATATAGTTTGGGTAGGAGGAATACCGAACCATTTTGATAAATTAATATATGCTCAAATAGAACAAAAAAAGTGGATAAACAAAGGGTATGATGATGTAATAATAGAAACAATAAAAAAATAGAATTATGGAAAAAGAAAGATTATTTAATTTTCTAAAAGATGATTTAGAAAAGTTAAAACAAGACATTAAAGAAAATAATATAGAGAATATAGAAATGTTTTTTTCTTACTGGAAAGTCCATATTAATGGCTTAAATAAATAAAATTATGGAAACAGAAAACGAAAAACTTATGGAGTTTAAAATTAATGTGGTAGAACTATCTACCAGCCTAGCGCATAAAAGATTAAGATATGAATCTGGAGAAACAGATGAATCTTTTGAAAAAAGTCACATGACTTCAGCGGATAGTGGTGTTTTAAAATACACCGATAAGGCACAATCAAGATTTGACGAACTATACAATGAGTACTGGGATACAGTTGTTGATTCAATGCTATACCCTTTTTATACTGGAGAAAAGTTTTATACTATTTTCCAAACGAAAAAAGACAAGGTCTATGGTCTTCATGATTATGAAGCAATGGAAAGAGTTTGGGATGAAAGAAGTGAGGAAATATATAAGTCAGATCCTATGAGAAAAATTTTCAGAACAAAAGAAGACGCAGAAGAATATATAAAAGAACTAATACAAAACCCTGAATAAAAATTATGGGAGCAACACACAGATATGAAGTAGAAAAAATGCTTAAAGAAGCAAAGGAAGAAGCAAAGGCTAGAAAAAATAAAATTATGGAAACAGTAGGAACATATGTGTTTCATAAAGATCTTGTTGCAAAACACATTAAGCAAGATATTTTTGAACAACTAAGAAAACAAATAGAAGATTATGATCTTGTTAGCGAAATGTCAGTATCTTATATCTGGAAAGGATTAAAGGTTACGAAGAATACTTTAACTGGAAATGTTAACGTATATGATACTAATGCAAAAGAGTATCTTTTAATCTCAAATAAATTCTTACTATATTTGATACACAAAGAGCTGTGTCAAAATAGAGAATAAAATATTCATACCAGGTAACGTCCCATCTAGTAAAAACGGGAAAAGATGGACAGGAAAAATCCTGATTCACTCCAAAGCTACTATGCGATATATTAAAGAAACTAAGGAAATATACCAAAAAGCTGGTATATATTTTAAGGAGTTAATTAAAGATAAAGAAGCTCCTTATAAAATATCGTTTAAGTTTATTAGAGGAAGCAGAAGAAAGTTTGATTATGTTAATCCACTACAAACCGTTCAAGACCTTATGGTTAAATACGATTGGTTAGAAGATGATAACATGACATATCTTTTACCTGTATTAGATGACTACGAATACGATAAAGAACATCCTGGTGTTTATATAGAAGTTTTATGACAAGTCAAATAGTCCAATATTACCTAGGAACCTATGTAAGAAATGATGGACAAGAATATCAAAACATTATATTAAAGCTTTCGTCTGCCAGAGAAAATTCTGTGCAAAGAGCTATGGAAACATTTAGTTATTATTTTAATCCAAATAACTACGTGCTAAGTGTTGAAAGTAAATTATCTTATGTTGAGTACGAAATGCTTAAAACCCATTTGAAAATTTATGATCATGGAAAAATACCGAATCAAAAAATTAATAAAAGGAGAGGTTGTAAACCCGATATACAAGGGTAAAACATTAGTTGCAATACCCGAATATAAGCTGCAAGATGACAAGGGAACAATAATAGAACATCAGGATAAAGCATATATAATTAATCCTAATAATTACATTTGCTCTAGAGAGTTTCCCGATAAATTCAAACCCAACAAAACATATAAATTATTTTATTATGAATGGATGGGACCAAGAAAAATAAAAACAAAACAAACAAAATTATTTTAATATGTACGAAAATACAGATCCAAAAAACCAACAAATGCTAGAATCCCTTCGTGACGAAGTGTGGTTCTTAATAGACAATAGCTTATTTGATGAAATCTGGAGATTTCAAAAATCAAGAAACTTAGACAATATGGGATTTAACGAACTAATAGAACTAAAGAAAGTTCTTAGGGAAAACCAAATTGGCTTAGATCCGATAGCAGAAGGCTTGAACTACAATATGAGTGACATCAGAAGGAAGCTAGATGATCTTATGGACGATGATAAAAAATAACTAATCGTTAACCTTATCTAAAACGTATGCGGAGGTGGAGATGGATACTACACCTAGTGTAAACCAGATCCACTTCTTGTCATACCATTTAGGCTTATTTAATTCCGATAATTCTATATACATATCAACCTTATTATTAAGCAATGAAATTTCTTGATCTTTATACTTTAAAAGCATTGTGTCCAGCGATTGTTGTTCTTTGTATAAGCTTAATTGCTGTGTTAACAAAGAAATGGTACGAACTTGAATAGAATCATTCTGTTCATAATACTGTAACAAAGAATCTAACTTAATTACTTCTTGATCGGTAAGATTGGTTTGAGCTTGAGTTAAAAAGCTTGCAAATATACAAAATCCTATAAATAGGTATTTAGTCATTCTTTTTTATTTTTTCCAACTCAGGAAAATTAACCATTAGCGTGCTAGCTCCACGACATATAAACATAGTATACAATGCACAAAACTCTGCAAAAGTATCTTCTAGTTTTTTACTAGAAACTAATTTATCTTTTAATTCTAATAGTCGCTTTTCTTCAAGAGTAAGAACTCTTTCTGTTTGTTTCTCTTGTTCTCCCATAATATTTATTTTAATCTATTTTTTATTGACTTGGCTGCTCTGCTTGCCGATTTCTTTTTAACCTTAGGCTTATTTTGCTTGGCTTCATCAATATCTTTAAGTCCTTTTTTAATTTCTTTAGAGATATTGTCTTTCCGCTTGACAACTTCATCTTGTCTTGACTTAACGTCTCTGATTTCTTGATCATTAGATTTAATATCTTTTTTAAGCTTTCTCTTGCGCTTCTTTGTCTTTGCACTCCCCACAGTCGCAATCGCAAGAGCCGCGCTTAGAACAGCAATTATCCCTATCACAAGTGACTTTATCTTCTTCATCTTTATTACAATTATACGTTATTTCAAAATCCCCGCCAGTATGTTTAACTTCCCAATTTTTCTTCATTATTATTTTTCTTATCAGACAAAGATAAGAAATTTAATTCAAACTCTAAATGAGCTATAGCTTTACGAAGCTCTTGCTCTACAGAATTTCCAGGTTTTTTACCTGCTCTTAAAATATACTCTACAGCATTTGCTAAATTATGAGTTAGCTCAAAATCTTGAACTATATCTATAGCTCTAATATGTTTATATTTTCCAACATAATATTCTGGAGATGTTGGATGCTCTATGATTGCATCCTTGCTTTCTGTTGCTTCCATAATTAAATTTGTTAATTCTCTTGTTTTGCTACAAGGATAACAAAAATATCCTTTATTTCCTATATCTGTAGCTAAATTAATATTTTCGTGCCTTCCGCAATGTATACATTTTATAAATGCCATTATATTTGTCCTTTACGTTTTAAATATATATGCAATCCAATAACTACAAACCCTAAAAATACCCACCAATCAGATATATAATCTGTGCAATATGCAAATATACTTATTATTATTACTCCCCAAATACTCCATAAAATACCCCACAATACCCATCCAGTTATCATTAATATAGAAACTGGAATAGAAATTATATTTATTAAAAATTTTATTAAGGCCATACTACTGTTATATTATTAAAAATTATTTCCTCTTCCTCTACTTCTTTATCCTCCACGTTCTATACTTTATATCTTTACCAGCATAGTAAAATTCCAATACTCTTCCCCCTATTACTGCTGGTGAAAATCCTTTTTGACTTTCCCATGCACCATTCCAACTTTGCTTATATGTGCCAAGTTGTAAATGTTCTGCTTCTATTATTTTCTCATTACCTTCACCATCTAGAATTACAGTAGGTCTAGGCAATTCATATCCTGTATGAATATGTCCAGCTATATAAAAATCAGCTCTTACCATATCTTGTCTACGTGCTGATTGTATAGCTCCTCTTGTTACAGGTGCATTACCACCTGTTCCATGCGTATACCATAAATCAAATTTCCTAATAGCACCTCCTGACTCGTGTTCAAATATAAACCTAATCCATCCTTGATACTTCCCGTAATTAATATTATTCCCCTCTATCTTATTCAACTCTCCCACTGTTTGATCAAGTATATCAAATTCATTTCTTAACTTAATACTAGCTTCATGATTTCCTTCTGTAAGTTGTATTAGGTTTCCACTATATGGTTTGATAAACTTAACAACATCTTTTCTAACTTCATCAAAATACCAACCCTTATTATACTCTGGTCTAATATCCTTCTTACTACTTCTCTTATCCCACTTACCACCCATACAATCATAAAAATCTCCAAACGAAACCCAACCCCAATCATTTGCTTTAGCTTGTTCTAAATGCTTTTTCAAAGCACGTCTATCACATTTTTTATTATCATAGTGTTCATCTGATGTTAATAAAAATGATTGTCTCCAACCAGCTTTATACTTCATGCGAACTTCTAGCATATCATTTTTCTTCTGGACTGTATATTTCATTTTATTACTTTTTTTCCAAAACCTAATTGCTTTTTCAATTTAACAGCAATAGGTTTTAAGTTATTTTTAACTTTTTTAGTAGCATTAATATAACCCAATGCTTTATTAATTTGCCAAGAACTATTTAAAGCTTCTGCTATGTTTGCACATTTGGTAGGAATATTGTCAACGACAAACTTGGTTCCTTTTTTATTTTCAAAGGTCCATTGTGCCGCCCAAATAGGTGTAAACTCTTCTTCCATTATATAGTATTCAAATATTTTTTCATAGATATAGGAAGCATATATTCTTCATTAAGCTCATCTAACCCATATATATTTAGATCTATATTGAACAATTTATTATATCTAATTATTGTTTCTATTGCATCCCACTGTCTCCATGTTGTTGTATCCTCAACCTGATCCTCTTTATTCATACCCCCTAAAACTAAAAACACCAGGGACTTTCCTGGCGCATTGTGTAACTTTGGCATATTTTCATTATCTTTATTATCATGATCCTTGTATAGCTTCTCTATAATACCATCCTGGTTTACTGTATAATTGAAACCTCTGTTTCCAAAATCATATACCTGAGTTGCGTTTAACCGCTTACTGGATCTTGTAAGTGAATATGCTATAATAATGTTATTGAGCATTTCCAAATATATATATATTATTTGCTCTTTTTTATTTCAGACTCCTTACTTATTAACAATTCATTTTTAATATCTCTCAATTCTGCACACTTCTCATACTCCTCTAAGCCCTCCATGTAATCTATAACATCATCTATATTCTCATATAAAGACTTCCTTCCATTTAATGGATTATAAAAAAAACTTCCTTTATCTTTAGCTATAATATCTGACTCATTAGATTTTCCTGTTAAAACATAATAAGCATTATACATTGCTAGATCAATAAGTTTTTCATCGTTTACCTCCATGATATTCTACTGCATGTCCTTCTTTAATTAGTTGTTCATTTAAACACACCTGAGTTAAAGACTCAGTACCATCCATTTTATTAATATATATCCTACCAAGAACTCTTCCATATTTACCTATCTCTGTAGACTCAAGAGTAAAGCTAGGATTTTCAGCGAGTACAGCTTTCACCCTATCCTTAGCTGCCAATCCCCTTGCTTTCTCTTTTAAATCTCTAGTTCTACTTTCTGGTGCATTTATACCAGCAAAGCGTATTCTTTTTTTTACAGATACGTCAAAACCTAAATCAATTTGCGCATCGCAAGTATCCCCGTCTACAACTCTTATAAGTTTAGCTTTATAAGTATACATTACCACATAATTTTATATCCAAAATTTAGAAGCATTAATCTTAAAGATTTTAATTTAAGATCCCACTCTATTTCTAGTAGTGTAATTCTTCCAAATCGTAGGGTTATATCCCCTTTCCAGATTTGTTTATTTCCCTTTTTCCAGGAATTTATAAAATCTATTTTCATAATTAAAATTTTCTTCTAGACTCCCTATCCCACAAATGATTTTCTAATTCTGCATCTAGTTGTTCTTTTCTTTTCCCCCATTCTAATTTTTCTTTCGCTGTCTTGTCACTCCACCATTTGAGGAAGTCTCCACATTTTACATGTTTATATTCTTCCCAAATTTTTGACATTACTTATTTCTCCATAGATCAATAAAAGCCCACAAAGTAATACATAGTGCAACCTTTAAAAAATTTGCCCCACATAATTGTGTTCCAGCAAATATTAATAGTGCGCTATGCGCATTTCTTTTTAAAAAAGCCAATGCTTTTTCTCCTAGTGAAATTAATTTTTCTTTCATAATAAATTATTTGGTTAAATAAATAAGCTTTCTGATATAGCCATCAGAAGCTACATATATACCTGTTGAATTAGGTATAACTTTTTGCCCTGCTAAATTATAATATTCAGTAGGTGTAAATTCTTTTTCTAAATCTGATTCAGTCACAAAGGTTCCAGTTCCTGTACTTAAACTTACGCATAGTATATCGTAAACTAACTCTGTATATTCTTGTGGCCAAGTACCTATTGAGTCTATCCAATCAACATTAGATAAAAAACCAATACAATTAGTTCCCACATGTAAGTAAGCACCATTCCAACCATCACCATAATTGTCATACATATAAACATTGTAAGCATCAGGAACTATAGCATATAGAGAATCTCCTGCATAGCCAG